GGATACATTGGTTGTGCCCAAGGTAAATCTTTTGTTGGTAAATCAATTTTATTACTTGTGTGCCATCCAAAAATACGAATTTGGCACCGACCCATTCCTAATGGATCAGCACGATTCTCAATAACTCCTATGAACCAAACAAAACCGTCTTTACCTAAAAAATTTTCCATCAATCAGCAATCACTTTCTTCCAATCAGGATTTGAACTATCAACACTATTAGGTTTACTTGCCAAACTATCTTTTGCAATCTCTAATACAGTTTGATATACACCTTCAGATTGAATTATATGCCTTACTGCTGTCACCAAATATTTACCTGAATAAAATTTATCTGGTTCTCTTTCTTTTAAAGTAGGTTTGATTGTCATTAAACTAAAATCAATTGTTCTACCAACTGTAATTCCTGGATCGCCAGGTATTGTTAGCTTAACTACTATATAGTTTGCTAAGGAAAGTTGTGCTGTTCTATTAGGTACATAATTCTCAATGGCGATATCTTTTGCCACAGATCCTGGTTGTTGTTTTATATAAGGTGCTTTTGTTTGACTAGAATTTGATGTTGTAAGTTTAAATTTTGCATCTGTTGTTTGATTCTGAGTTTGACCAAATCTGTTTTGTGAAGGAGTAAGAGCACCATTACTATCTAATGCTTTAACATTGGCATTTGATTTATATTTTGTATAATCAAATTTAGTTAAATTAGCAGTCCTTGCTAAAGTGTCTAAAGTCAATACACTATTGGCAAATGTACCAGAATTAATATCATCTAGTTGGTCATATGTTTTAACAAACTCATAATTTAATACGCTTATCGTGCTTTCTTGAAAAGTTTCTATCTCATCCGGTAAGTTTGTTTGCTGATACTTATATGTAGCATAAACACTCTGTCTCATCATAGATTGTATTGACCTAAAATTGTACCCATACTTAGTTTCAAAAAATAACATATCAGCACCAAATGCACCAGTAATAGCTGGTCTAGCATAAGTTGATAACCAACTAATCGTTTCAAAAGGTTTTAAACTTGGCACAACAAGATTATATACACCAGAAGTTTCTTCTATGTAAGCCTTTTTTACTCCTAAATCTTCTTTTAATATTTTAGATATAGATTGTGATATGGTTTGACCAGATAAAGATTTACTAATCTTTTTTTGCTCTGATATTAATAATTCTTCCGAACAAAAATATAGTGTATAATATTCCACATTTAAATTACCTGCTGCAATCCTATCTCCAACTTTATATAATCTATAGATACTGGTGGTATCATTTGAACCATCTTTAATTTTACCAAAATCAACTTCTATAAATTCATTACCTTGTAATTGTAATGATTCAATAAAACCTTGACCATCTTTTAAAGTTAAATACCCTGATACACAAAAAGAATATAAATCTTCATAAAATGAAAACTCAACCAAAAGACGCCTCATCTCAAACTTTTGGCCTGATGCCGTAAGTATATTGAGTGTATTTAATGAAAAATCTTGTGAATAGGTTGCTCCGGCATTTTCCACTAAAGCATTATTATCATCCATATTACTGACTCATCAATGATTTAAGTTGTTTTTCTAATTGACCAACATAATTATTTTTCAAAATTTTAATATTTCTTTTATCTTCATTTAACTGTAATTCATAATTATAAATGTTTATTAAATTTTTAGAAATGGTTACTTTTACTGTACCAGTTGCTAATGAATAGTTTGTTGTGCCAGTTGTCAAAGAATTATATGTGCCTAATGAAATTGCAATTTTATTGGTTGTTGTAATGTTAGTTGATATGTCAAGTGTATCAATTTGTTTTTCATAATGATGTACCGTTGTAAGTGGATTGACTGCAGGTGTGGCTGATGTATATTTATTATCAATATATGATTCAAACACAACACCTGACATTGGCCATTCCCATTGAGGATCAATAATTTGATTAGCAAACAATACTATCCAATATCTATACACATCACCGTAATACTTATGAGCAATAATTTCTGGTGTATCTCCGTCTTGAATATCATATTCATAATAGATTGCTGGACTAGTTAAAAAACTCTGTAGTAAATTGGCTCTGGCCAATATATTAGTCAAAAGGTATGAATTACCTTTATCATCAGTTTTTATAAGTTTTGGTAATGTATCAAAGTATTGCATATTAATATCCTTGTTTTACTGCATTACTATCAACAAGTTCTAGTTCTTTAAATTGAATTGTCATTGTTGTTTGTATTGGTGTACCATCATCATGAGCAGACCAACCATTTGGAGAATAATTTACATCAATACTAGTTATTACGCTCGTTTTAATTTTATTAATATGTGTATTTTCTTTACCATTGAATAAAAATTTAACATCAAATGCCGATGGAGCAACAAAAAACATACCAGCTATACCAGTTTGAACTTTTGGTAATGCATTTTCTCTAAAAGCTTTAATAATTTTTTCTACTGTTTGTGCTTCTTGTCTAGAATATGGAGTAAATATAAAAGCCATTTGATATGTTCTAAAATCAATTCCTTGAAATACCACTTGTATTTGAGGATTCACGGCATACCCTGCAGCTGCTGTTAATAGTGGAAGCATTGGTGAAACAACATTTGCAACTCCAGCAATTGTTGATGTAACTGCTTTAGATTTTGTCCCTTGGTTTTTAGAGTGTGGAATTAAGTTAACCGCCGCAGCCGCTGATGCTTTCATGGCATCTAGAGCAGAAATTTCACCGTATGCCGCACCTATTTGAAAATTTAATGTATCTGGCATATACAACGATATGTATGATTTTGTTTTTACTCTTTTTGGTTGAAAATTTAATTTTGTATTAGTTGCAAAACCTATAGCACTATCAACTGTGTTGCCCACACCTTTACTAATACCTTCTTTAAATTCTTCTAAAGTTCCTGCTGGATCAGCTATAGCACCTACAATAGCTGTTCCTGTACTACTAAGAGCATTTTGTGCTGCAGTAACTCCTGCTGAAAAAGATAGATTATCTGCACTAATTCCTTTATCTTTAAGTAAATTTAATGCTGATGTTTTAATTGATTCATAACCCAAAGGTTGTGTTTCCAATATAGAAAATTGAACCACATGACCTTTAGTTGCTGAATTTAAGTCTCTTGGATATTGTAATATGTCTTGGTTGAATGGATTATCAAATAAAGCACCCAAAGGACCTTTACTTGATAGGCCTGGAATTGTTATACCAGCGATTGAACTTGGAATTGAGATAATAGCCATGGTTTACTCTTTATAATTGATATACATAGTATTTATGGCATATTCAGGACTATTTAAACCAAAACACCCAGAAAAATATGTTGGTGACCCCAATAATATTGTATATCGCTCGTCTTGGGAAGTCAGGGTGATGAAATGGTTAGACGAAAACCCTAGTATACTTACTTGGGCTTCAGAGGAACTACACATTCCTTACAAATCTCCAATAGATAATAGGTTTCACCGATACTTTCCAGATTTTATAGTTAAAATGAGAACTAAAGAAGGTATACAAAAAACGATGATGCTTGAGGTCAAACCAAAAAAACAAACTAGGCCACCTGAAATATCCAAAAGAAAAACTAAACATTTTATCACCGAAGTCACCACATGGGGTGTCAATCAAGCCAAATGGAAAGCAGCTAAAGAGTTTTGTTTGGATCGTGGTTGGGAGTTTCAATTGATTACTGAGGACCACCTAGGTCTCTAACTAAATACTGTAATGGCCTCTATACTAACACAATTAGCACAAGAAAAATCTTCTGGTGAACTAAAAACCATGTCAAAGGAATCTTTGAAGTGGTTGATGGCCAAGATTGCTGATGTCCGTGGTGTAAGAGTTGCAAAAAGTATTTCAAATGAAAAAGTCAGGCAAGTAAACAAATTCATTTTAGGCGGATTATATTGTTTCTATTATAATCCTAAAGGTAAGATGGATTTGCCATATTATGACCAGTTTCCTATGGTGTTGGCATTGGAAAGATATAATGATGGATTTTTAGGTCTAAATTTCCACTATTTACCTATTAAATACCGAGTGGTATTTTTGGATAAATTAATGAATTTCGCAATGATGGGTGACGCTGGAGAAATTATGCGTATGAGAGTCACCTATGATATTTTAACTGCCTCCAAGCGTCTAAAAGAGTTTAGGCCGTGTATTAAAAGATATCTTTCTTCACATATACAGTCTAAAATACTTACCATCCAACCAAATGAGTGGGATATTGCCGCTTTACTACCTTTACAACAATTTAAGGGTGCCACAGCACCTGAAGTATGGCAAGATTCAGTAGACGAACTAAGGAAAAACTAAATGGCAGGTTCAATTAACGAATTTAAATCCAGTTTCAATAAAGACTTGGCAAGATCCAGTCGTTTTGATGTTAGTATTAATATTCCTTTAACAATGATACCATACTTTAACTCCGCCAGGAGATTGAATTATCGGTGCGAGAGTGCTAATTTACCTGGTAGAACATTAAGTACAACAGAACAAAAAACATATGGACCAATAGAAAAATTTCCATACATGACAACATACAATGATATGTCACTTACATTTATTGTTGATGATGATATGAGTCAAAAAGTGTTCTTTGATGCTTGGTTAAACTATATTAATCCGCAATATAATAATAACTTTAGATATAAGAGTGATTATGCAACAGTTATTACAATCAACCAATATAATGTAGCAAATGAATTAACTTATTCGTGTAATTTATACGATGCTTATCCTATTTCTATGAATCAATTGGATTTGAATTGGGCTGATGATGGATTTCATAAAATATCAGTAGATTTTGCTTATACATATTGGCAGAACAATTCGTTACAAGCACTTGGTATGCAATTGGTTGATGCTGGAATTAATTCAATAGCTTCTTCTCTTGGTGGTATATTGAGTGGTTCAACTGGTTCTTTAGGTGTGGCTTCAGATATTG